AGGCGCGCCTGTGCCCTCTTCAACAGTAACACCGACGGAGCCCATCGTGCAGTTGCCGGTGACGTCGCGGCTCGCCCAAAAGGCCACTGTGTCATTCGCGGAGCAGGTCTCCGAGCCGGTCATGTCCTCGACCTTGCCCGATGTTGCCGAGCTGACACTCAGAGCCCCGCCACCACCAGAACCGCCAACATCCATCTCCACGGTCAGGGTCATCGTTGAGATGGCCATGATATACATACGCAGATACGAGAAGGTCGCCTGCTCAGGGAACTTCACCTTGGCGTTCGCCTCGTCCGCCTTCCAGAACCAGCAGCTGCCGGACATGTTCAGCGTTCCGTCGGCGTTGACGTTCGTCTGTGGGTCCCCATGGCTCGAGATCATGTCATACTGATCTGAGCTGTGTTCACAGCAGCAGCCAACATACCAGAAGTCTATCGCCCCCGCCTCTGCAGGACCGACTGCCTCATAGTTCAGTTCATCACCGGAGCTGACCGTGTCCGTGTTCGACGCGTCCTCAAAGTACCCCGTCGTAGCTGCCGTGATCGACACAGACTGGTTACCGTTCGAGCCACCGATATTCAAATTCAATGCCGCAGCGAGCGTGGCGTAGCTGTTAGACGTGACGTAACACTGCAACCGCTCCATGGTGCCTGCTGCGCCCATGACAGTTCGGGTATTTGCATCCGTCAGACTGACACCCGTCGCCTCGTCATGGCCGCCACTAAGGAACTCATACTCCGTGTCGCCACTGCCATTGATCTGTAACTCTAGGCTAGAGCTGTGCCGACGCGTCGCATACATCTGATGTGTGCCGCTGTCTGGATTGAAGTTGAGCTGCATCGTCCCGTAAGAAGTGTTCGTCACCGACGGGCCGTTATGGTGTATACAAATCTTGTCGCCGTCCGCGACTGTGTCGTCCGTCGTGTCGGCGAACTCGCCGGTCGTAGTAGTCGTGATGGATACGCTTTGTGCACCATCTGCGCCATTGATCCTCACCGTGACGGGGATCGCAGCAGAGCTCGTACTGTTCGCGTGCACAAACACCCTGAAGTCCTCCAGAGTGCCTGCTGCACCGATCTCTGTCTGTGCGGCTCCCTCAGTCGTGTTTAGACCCTCACGAAGAGTGCCGACGACCGGGAAATATAAGTTCGCGCCAGAGAGGACATCCATGTCGCCACTGGCTGCGAGTATAACGCGTCCCATCAGTCGACCTCTTGTACTTCCAGTTCATTCGGGTACTTCACCGCCACCTGTCGCACGGCTGCAGCTGGCTGGCCTCGCGGCGCGGTAACACGGAACTTGCGGGAGCCCTTCTCGAACTCCCAGTTGACGTCTGTCGGGCGGTCTGGATTGATCGCGTACACGGCTTCATTCTTGAGCCGGTTCTCAGAGAACAGCACGCCGATATGCTCGTCATCGTCATGGGCATGCTTCTCGTGACAGGCACACGACTCCTCAATGCCACAGGCGATGTGCTTCCGGGTCTCTGGGTCGCTCTTACGATCCCAAGCATACAGCACGACACAACCGCATGTATCTGGTGACCACCGGGTGAACTTGAGGTCCTGCACTTCGACGCCTTTGCGTTCGAACAGAATGTCAAGCGGCTCGAGGTTCACGGCCTCCGTGGCCTCTGCCTCGATTTCACGCTGTGCGTCCACGTTCTTGTCGCGCTTTGCCTGGTTGCCACGACGCGCTATGTCAGTCAACACATTGACCTTTGCATGATTGGCCTTGACCGAGATGCGATCATGCCAGCGCTTACGTTCTTCGTTCTTGCGATCGGCTTTGGCCTTCTTGGCCTTAACGCCTTTCAGCGCTTCAGCCAGTTCATCAGGCTCTACGCCATTCAGGACGGCTTCAAGGCGAGCTAGACGCTCTTCTGTCTTACTGGTCATTACTTGGTACCTCCGAAAGAGTATATGAGGTCTGCGATGCTGTTGAGCGTGCCTGCCGGCGCGATCAACTCGAAGCGGTCACCGGCCGAGAATGTCTGGGCCGACGAGAAGGTGAAGGTCGCTGTGTTCGCCGACATGGCAAAGGACATTGTGCCGACGCTGACGCCATTCTTCTGGATGTCAAAGTCGGTAGCTGCCGAAGGGCCGGTACCGGCATAGGCGCTCGACGTTGAGAGGCCAGACGGGAACACCACGGTCTCGTTCGCCACCCAGGCCAGGATGACCTCGCTCGTGCTCGGCGTGCCGCCGTAGAAGCCTGCGATAGCTGTCGTCTCGTCGAAGAACTCCAGGGCCGTCTCACCCGTATTGACACGGACCAGCTTGAGGCCCTGGCTCGAGTACGAGCTCGGAACGTCGCTGAGGTCTGTGAATGCCCCGACACTGCCGCCGATTGCGAGCTGCTCCAGGCCATCCGTTGTGCCGTCGGTAGCAAACACAGCGTAGGTGCCGATCGCCATGACCACAGTCGTCGCACCTCGCGTGACTGTCAATGCACCAGAGCTTGTGCCCGCATTCTTCACAACGAAGAAGCCGCGCTCGATGGCCGGGACAGTCAAGGCTCGGGCCACAGTATGGCCGGTGCCTGTGAACATGATGTTGCGACGGAATTGCTCGTCTGTCAACGTGGCAGACGATGAGCTGAGGTCGACAGACAGCTTCTCAGTCAGCGCTGCGTCTAGCTCAGCTGACTGCTCATTCGCGGTCGTGTGCTTGTTGCTCTGGCCCGATGTGATCTGGCTCAGGTCAAGATTGTTGCTCATACTATACCTCCACTGTGGCGATCGCGCTTGCGAAGCCGTCGCCTACTTGTGCACTCCGCTGATAAACGCGGAAGCGCAACGATCCTTTAGTCCCCTCGTCCCATTCGAGCGTGCAGCTATCCCAGCTGACGTCCGTCGTAGATGCCGTATTGCGTGTACCGATCAGCTTCAGTCGAGCGGTCCGTGCATTGTTCGGTGCGGTCGCTGTGACCTGCACTTGTGTCCACGCACCGGCATCGCTCGGGTCCTGCTCGCCTGAGGCGTCAGTATCGATCAGTGTGCCGGCTTCATCGTACCACTCGATCTCCACCCGACCAGTATCAGTATCCGCAGTCGAGCTGGCGACGTAAGCTGTCCATCTCAACTGGAATGTACCCTGATCGATAGGGTAGGCGAACCCGCTGATGTCATAGTCCTGGTAGGCGGTGACCCCATCTGCGGTCGCCTCCTCCATGCTGAGCCAATATGTGCCAGCCTGGGCCGCAGAGATGTTACCGTCTGAACCGCTCTTGATGGCCACCGCCGCGCTATCCGAGAACGTCCAGCCAGACAGGGTGCCCAGCTCGAAGCCTGGATTGGTGAGCAGGTCAGATATATCATCGAAGCCACCAGGGAAGTCTGTAGCCTGGTTCGCGGCAGAATAGGTGTAGCTCTCGGTCGTCAGAGTGCTATCCGTGCGAAGCACCTCGCCAGCGCCGTTCAGTATCTCGATCTTGTAGCTCTCGCTGTCCTCATTAAGAGGAGCCTCGCCGGCGCCGTCCTTGAAGTCTTCTGCGCCAATGCGCGTACGACGTACCCATTCGAGCACAACGTCGCCACCCCATGAGCCAGACGTCTTGTCCAGATGCACAGGAGCCCAAGGTTTGAGGTCATTGCCTGGGCTTGCATTTGTTTCGGTGTCCGCATCCTCGAACAGCGTGCCGGCCGTGACGCCCTTATAGTAGCGCGTCGTATCCACTTCGGTCAGAGCCAGGTCTACTGCTCCGCCCGCATTTGCGTTCAGCAGCAGGAAGGTCTCGCCGGCAAGGTGGTTGTCCATGTGCCGATCAGTACCACGTCGTCCACGCAGCAGACCACCCAGGGTATAGGAGCCATCAGCATTTTGGGTCACGTCGCGGAACTGGATGATTTCAGGCGTCAAGCCTCCAGCCGGTATGATTGCTGCAGCGTTCGCGCCATTCAGCATCTCGAGCTGTGTCGCGCTCTCAAGCTCGTCCCCGCCCACTTCCATGAAGACGGTGATCGTGTTGACCTCGTCAGTCTGGAAGGCGCTTACCGGCGAGCCTAGGGCATTCGATATGGTGCCCCAGGCCATCTCTGTCACCACGGAACCGACTTCATCGAACTGTGTGTTCTCCGATGACTTGTACAGTGTCGCCGCGCTCCAACCGCTTGCGCCATAGCCACCCATAAAGTAGTAGTTTATGGACACAGTGCGCCCGACGTCGTCCGCGTCACGGAGAAGCGGTGAGTTGAGCAGGATGAGCTTCGTGATGTCTTCGGTGAGGAACACCTGGCCTGGTACGCCACTGCCTGCATCCGCTGACACACTCGAGGTGTACTGTGCCGCATCCTCGCTGAGGCCGGTCACGTCCATAGCGAAGCCGATACCAATGTCTACCTCTACCAGTCGTTGACGGAACGAGGTGCCATCGTCCATAGTTACCGTTACCACGTCAGACGGGTCTAAGGCGATGAACTCCCAGGGCAACATCTGTTTGTAGCTGGACCGTTCGATCCACGACGAATAGAGCGCCTGCTCTGCCGCCCGCTTGGCTGTCTCTGCGCTGATAGCCGCAGCGATTGTCACCTGGGCTTCGTTGCGCGAGTTCATTGCGCCTGTCGGGCCGAGAATACGCTTAGCGCTCTGCGCCTGCTGCAGATAGTCGTTGTCTTTGTCCATGAAGATGATCGTGTAGCGCAGCGGCAGCTCGACCTCTTGTGTCCGGCTCTCCTGGAAGTACTCGCCGTTGTCATCCATGATCGCCAAGTCTTCCTGGTTGATCGTAACCACGGAGGACTTGCCGTCGCGGAAGGTGAAGACCACCTTATCGTCGCTCTCAACACCGTCAAAGTAGTAGACCGCGGCCAGTTCCTCAATAGCTCTACGTGCAGGCATCTGCCGGCCAAGCATGTAGCCAGGCACGGTCACCGAAGCGAGGTCTGTTACGTCTATGTCGCCGGCAGTCAAGCCGACATCCAGGCAGAGGTCTGATACAATACTGGCAAGGGTCGTGCCGGACCCTACACCACGGAAGAAGCGCCACTTCGCAATGGTCGTGCTGTTCGCATAGCCGATGACGAAGTTCGAGTTGCCGTCCCAGAAGCTGGCGCCAGACGTCGTGTGTGGCGTCGACCACCCGGTCTGGTTGTAATACACCTCGCCAGTCGACGTGTAGAGCGCAAAGCCCCGGTCACTTGACATCTCGCCGTAGGTGCCATTCCGCACTCGTGACTGGTTGAAGCCTGCTATCTCATTGCGGATGGCCGGTATCACCGACCGCCAGATGACCGCGCCCGTCGTCGGGTTCAGCTTAATCATGTAAATGTCAGACGAACCGCTCTCGCGGGTCTGTATCATGATCGTGTCGTCCGTCTCGTCGTATATCGGGCCCTTTACAGTGAAGAGCTCGGTTGCATCCGGTATCAGGTCACCAGGGGTGATCTCTACGGCGTCTGACACATCAATGCCCCAGGTGCCTCCATAGGTAGCATCATACGTTGCCGCGCCTGTGATTGTCATTTTGTAAAGGTGCAAGCTGTCCGTCTTCGCGGATGAATAGTTCGCGCCGGTGAGGATATAGCCCTCGCCCTTACCGTTCAGCTCTGCACCTCCACACGTGCCGATGATGCGGGCGTCGATGACCGTCATCTCTGGACTATTGTCCGTGTCCCACACATATCGAATATCACCGGTATCAATGCGTAGCACTCCGACGCTGCTCAAACCAGATGCACACAGCACATACTCGAGAGTGCCGCTACCGAGTGAGAACACCGATATGATGCTGCTTTTGCCGGTCGCGAGTACCTCGAAGCCGTTCGGGCCAAAGTTGAGGTCCGACGTCTCGGTGCCAAAAGTGTCAAGGATGTCGAGCGTTGTCGGGTCTATGAGGTGGATTGGCCGGCGGTTCGTCGACCCAGACGCACAGACCAGATACCCGCTTTTCGGAGCCACGACTACGTTCACCAGGAAGTCGAGCTCGTTGCCCAGAGCATCTGAGCTGAGCACAACTTGCCTCGTCTCCTTCATCGTGCGCATGTTCACCTGGCGCAGCACATTGTTTGCAGGGGTGCTGCTGGACTGTACGAAGTAGAACCGCCGACGCCGATAGTCCGGCATAAGGCTGTCTGAGACAAATGACGTAGCGTCCCCGCCTTCGCCACTCGTGAAGAGGTCGATCTCTTGGATGTTCTGTTGTGTCTGTGCATTGAACGTCACCTCCGCGGTGATGTTCGGCACACGGTTGCCGAAGTCCTTCAGCGGGAGACGATCGAATACGATGTAACAGATGCCCCGGTGCGCCGGGACATTGTTCACGCCTTTGTCTGCTTCGATCAAGCCGTCAGGCTCTTGTGTCTCTGAACCCGTATAGAAGCGGAACTTCACGTCCAGCTTGACCAGCTCGTCGCTATCCGTGTCGGTCTTGTCGTAGATGAGTTTGCCGTCCGCCCATATACGCAGCAAGTCGCCCGCCTCGCCTGCTGCGAGTGCCAGAGCGAAGGTCGCGAAGTAGTCATACGTGATAGACGTCTGAGATGGTCCACCACCTTTACCGCCGCTCACCGTCTTCTTGTTCTTCACCTCCTCGATGCCGGTCGACCAGATAACGTTGCCGGCCATTCGCATCGTACCCCAGGCGTTTGTTATCGGGGCGCCATACGCAGATGACGTGACAGTCAGGTCACCGAGGCGAGGACCCTCCACGGTTGTATTTTGCCCTTGCGGGAATAGAAGCGTGCCGACAATGGACCCGATGATCCAGCCGGCGTTTGCTCCGATGCCGATCGCGTTGCCAAGAGCCGCGCCACCGAGTGCTACGAGAATTGCCATCCTAGCCCTCCAATCCGCGGAACTGGAAGCACGCGACCCGCTTTTGCATCCAATCGCCTTGGCTCAACCGCTCTTCAAGCACCTTGCGATGCATCGCGTGGCCGTGTATGATGGTCAGCTCTCCGTCTCGCTCGCCGATGATGGCCGAGTGGCACGGGTAGGCGCTGTCGCGGAATAGCATGACGTCCCCTGGTTGTGCTTCGGAGACAGGCTTCTCGTCCATGGCTTCACGGAAGTGCCGGAGGAACTCGTTGCTGTGCGTACGACGCTGATAAGCCTTCGTATCGTAGGCAGACAGCCCCAAAGCAACTGCCACACATACAACGACGCCGGCGCAGTCTACGCCGCGCCGCGTCCGTCCCTGGTGTTTCCATGGCACACCCAACCAGGTGCGCGCTTCTGCTATGACGTCTGCTCTATTTGGCATCTGGGTACCTCATGAGCTCGTCTTGGCCAGGAACATAGGGTTCTCCACGGAAATTCTTTATGTTGCCATTGGCAAAGTCCGTTGTGCCAGCCAGAGCGAACTTTGCAATGCATGTGGCCGACCGCTTATCACAACCAGGGTACAGCCGTACCTTCGCGCCGACTGCGATCGTGAAGGACGTCGGGAGGAATAGTGTCACGGTCCTTGTGCTCTGTGCCCAGTCACGGACTTCGATGACACGACCTGCGTTGTCGCCATCCTCAAATTCAAGTGCGCCGCCATTGAACCAGTCGTCCACAGCGCGCGTCTCGTCGAAGCCCACAGTGAGTGTGAAGGTCTTGCGGTCCGTGACTGTGTCGACGACGCCATGGCGCATCCATGCCTGACGCGCCACCCAGTCGATACCATCTACCCCACCTTCGAGCATTGTCGCTCCCCAGGCGCCATTCGCCAAAGTCTCGGTCGTCGCAGTGCTGTTTGCAGCTGCGCCAGCCGTGATCGCTGTCACGTCCATAGTGTCACCAGCTCCGGCCGCGGCTGTCACGTCTGTATTCGTCGCAGTGCCCGTACCGTACGTCGAGCCCTCACCGGCAGCACCATTGATAGCCGCGATGAGATTGTCAAGACTGACTGACGCAGAGCCACCCACCTCGACATTGTTTGCTGCGTCGACAAAGGGGCTCTTGAAGGTGTAAGTCTGCGAGCCAATGACGACCGTCTCGCCATCAGCAGCATTCGCTGACAGCGTAAGTGTACCAGTTGCAGCGACGTATCCGTCCTGGGTAGTGTTGCCGACAGTGGTGTCGAAGGTCGGTGCAGAGCTTGCAGATGTACCGGCCTGGGTGCACTCGTAGATGCGGTTCTCGTAGTCAGCCTGGGTCCCGTCTGGTGATCCCGCAGTCACTACACGGACGAAGTCTCCTACCACATAGGCAGTGCTGTCGACGCGCACAGACGGATCAATCGGGACTTTGCAGCGACTATCACCGAGGTCTGCTCGACACTCAGGCGTATAGACCTCGCCGATGCGCTGCGATAGAGCCTGTGTGAGGCCGCGCAGCTCCGCTTTGAATAAACCCTGGCGTGTCAATGTGACTTCACCGAGCCAGCCCTTACGCATCTTGATCTCGCCCTGGCTGAGATCATTCCAGTTTACAATGAAGATGCGGACAGTCGCGTAGTCAAACAAGCCGGCGCGCAAGTCTGCTTCAGTGATCTCGGAGCTGTCGAAGATGCCCTCGACGTCCAGGTTGTCAACTGCCAGCTTGCTGTTGTTCTCGATCGCCGTGCGCTTGTATCCGGTCTCCGCCTTGTAGGTGTTGCCGTCATACGTGATGTCAACGTCGTGGTCGGTAAAGTGGAATGCCGTGCCATCAGTGCGCGTGATCTTCCAGCAGGTAGCGAGAGTGGTGACCTCGCCCTGGATATGCGTGTTGAGTGAGGAGCCAACTGTCTTCATGCCAGACTTGCCAGGCTCTCCCGGACCTCCACGATATTGATCTGTGGCAACTGGTAATTACCATCCCACCCGGTTGCCACCTGGTCGAGTTCGTCTATGTCGAAGCGAACCGGAATGTCGAACTCACCGACGATGCCGACGCTGACGCCCATACCTGGTGCAGTTGAGAAGGTCACAACACCAGTATCATAGTCCACCGTGTAGCCCGATCCTTGGAGTGAGCCCGCCAGGTACACTTCAACCGCGCTGACCGGCCGAGTGATGGCCCGGTCATAATTGTAGGAGCCCGACGTGTAGCGCCGGACAATTTGGAACTTGGTTGTAGAGTTGTCTCCTTCAGCGATCTCTTGTGGAGAACTTGAGGAGCCAATGTTATAGTCGGTCCAGTCTTTGAAGCGGAAGGAATGCGCTTTGCCTTGTGCAGTGTACCACCGCGACAGCACGCTCTCGAGGTTGGCCTTACTGTCTAGGCCGTATGCCAGGTCCCACTTGCCGCGGACCCGTTCCCATTCGATGTTGCGTTGCTCGAAGCCAGAAGACAGTTGGATGATTGTAGTTTTGAAGCGAGGTCCGCCACGCGCACCTCGCTCAACCGCTACGGGGAGCCTCTCGTCTTGGAAAGCCATTCCCTATACACTCCTCTGTCTCGCCCGATCTATCTGCGTTGCCAGCTTACCAGCAATCTGGTTCTGAGACCGCTTGAAGCTGTTCGCGTCTTCCGCATAGACGGTCATGTTTACAACCGTTGTGCCGCCGCGTCCACCGCCGTTCTTCGGGTGTATCTCCAGCTCTTCGCCCCGTGACACGCGCCCAATGGGTCGGCCATTGAGGCTCAGCTGGTTATTATCGGTACCTGCATTGCCGCCGATGAGCATAGACCCGCCCGTCGCTGCACCTGGACCACCAAAGAAGCTACCCACGATGCTGCCGATCGCACTGAAGATGTCTCCACCGCCGCCGCCTCCGCTGCTACTAAAGCCGCTAGAGAGGAAGTTTGACAAGGGGCCTGTAATGCTCTGCTGAATAGCCAGTCGAGTAATGTCCGCCAAGATGCTGTTCACCAGGTCAGAGAAGTTGAGCTTGCCAGTCGTAACAAACTCGACGAGCGCATCCTCCATACCTTGGAATGCATTGACCACCACCTCTTCGGCTGAGGAGGCGAAGTCATTCATGTCTTCTGCCATCCGCAACAAGCCACGCTCAACGCCTGATGCAACGTCTGTCTGTGACTGCAAGAACTCGAGACGATTGTCTCGCAGTGCCTGGTTGTATTGCTGCAGGTTTAGTTCGCCCTTTTCCCAGAGCCGATTGATGGCTGCCAGGTTTCGCTCGTAGTCCTGTTGCGGGCCTAGGACACCTTCCAGAATGTCAAGCTCTTCGCGTCGTGCCTGGTTGCCGCGCAGCAGCACCTCCAGGTTCTCACGCTCACTCGCCGTCAGCTCGCGGTTCAACTGGGTCTCCAGAGACAACACTTCCGAGTATATCTCGCGCTCGCGCGTTGCCATCTGCAGCAGCTGTGCTTCATCGCGAAGATTATCGAGCGTCTGGTTTATAGTGTTGGCATCGTTCTGTGCCTGAATGCTTTCAAGCAAGCCCTGTACCCGTTCCCGCTCGCTTTCAGTCAGCTCACGGTTCAACTTGTTCTCGATATTCAGCAAGCCCTGACGTATCTCGCGCTCGCGGTTATCCAGCTGCAGTAGCTCGTAGCTCTGCTCCAGAGCACGTATCTGGCTGAGATAGTTTTCATCAGGCCCTGGCGGACGAGGCGGAGGAGCCCCTGCGCCGTCGGTATCGCTGCCACCATTACCGAACATCAGGTTCGCTGTGAAGTTTTGACGTGCGCGCATCTCTGCTTCGCGTGCAATGTCGTCCACCACGCCAATGGTGAGACCATTGCGTAGCTGATCCTCAAACGCGTCGGTAAAAGCGGTGCCTATGTCTGTACCAATCTCACCGAACTGCGTCTCTAGCCGAGGAATATCAACTGCATCTATCGCCACACCAGGAATAGTATTCATCGCTGTGACGATGCCATTGATGAGTGTCTCGATCCCGCCTATGATAATGTTGATTGCACCAAACAACGACGAGCCAATGATGTCTGGGATGTTTTTGAATGTCGCGATCGCTGCAGCAGCCAAGCCACGCAGGAAGCCTACGATGCCGTCTATGCCTATCGCCATGGTCCGTACGAACTGCAAGAAGTCAAAGTTGTCCACGGACTGCTGGAAGTTCGTCATGAAGCCCAGTGCCAGGTCTATACCTCCCTTAATGGAGTTCCAGAGCCGCTCGCCTGCTATGCGCATAAAGTCGAATGCCGTTGCTGAAGACCCGGCCGTCAACGCAACCTTGTCGCTGAACGAGACGAAAAACGCTGTCGTCACCAAGAGCGCGGTCGCCAGAGCACCGAGCGGGTTCTTTAGAACTGCCACACCGAGAGCACGTATACCCGCGATGGCCGCTGCGATACCTCGCCCGACAAACTGCACTACGATGATCTGCGTCAGAGCCAGGAACGACCGGCCAAGTATCTCAATGCCGCCTCGCAATGCATTTACACGTCGCAGGTCGTCGTCTTCCAGGAACGAAATATCGAGACCTGCCATCGCACTTATAGCACGACCGACGTCCACCAAGAACTGAGCCAGAGGACCTGTGAAGTTTTGGATGTTTGCTGCGGCTCGTACAAGCCCGTTGTTGATGACCGAGAAGGCTTGGCCCAACGTAGGCGTCGTGGCTGCGAACAGCCGCGCCAAGTCGTCAGTCTGGGCAAGGATGGCGTTGAAGAACTCTTCTGACGTCACTTGCCCGTTGATGATAAGGGTACGCAAGCGCGCAACAGAGCCTCCGGCCCTATCGAGGCCATTTGCTGCTGCCAACGCAATAGGGAAGGCGCCTTCCAGGATCGAGTTGAACTCTTCAGCGCGCACAATGCCAGTACCGAGAGCCTGAGACAACTGAAGCAAGGAACCGCGTGCGGTATTCGCCGCGCCGCCTTGAACAGCCAGGCCTTGGCCAACTGCCTCGACAAAGCGAAGCAAGTCATCCTGTGAGGCCCCAAGTTCATTGGCGGCAAGCGATGCCCGCTGATACACTGAGGTAAGAGCATCCACGGGACCCCGAGTACGCTGCGCAATCGAGAACAAGTCATCGAGCTGGGCGCCCATGCCATTCAGGTTGATGTCTGCAACTTTCGCTCGGTTGGCCACTTCCACGAACGTATCATTGAGGCGAATGAGCCCCGCAATACCGACACCAATACCTGCAAATGCAAAAGCGCGCACCAGCAGCCCTTGCAGCCGCTGCACGCTCCGGCTTATGCCGTCGAGCTCACCCTTGACCTGGCGACTTCCGCGCCGAGCAGGGTTCGGATCGATGTGGACGACTATTCGAAAATCGGCCAAGGCGATGGTGTCCTTCGTTCATCGCCCCCGATGTCAGTCTTTGTTCTTCCGTTCCTTTGCCTTCTGGTCTAGGAACTTATTGTCCATTCTCCGGACGACCCGGATCAGGACCTCTACCATGTCGTCGTCGAGACCAGCATGATACCCATATTGGACTATCCGGTCCCACGGGATTGGCCCGTAGCCCATGCCATGATCTCGACAAGTGCTCAGGTCATCAAACGCCCGAATGAAGAAGTTAGCGTTGGGCGGAATAGGCGGCTCGTCAAGGAACCAATCGGGCAACTCACGGCCCTTTCGGATGCCCGCCTCGAGCGAGTAGAGCTGCCGCTCTACCCGCATCTCCCATACGAGCCGCTCTGCTAGTTTCCCGCGAGAGCGTCCACGTCGTCGCTGTTCGGCGCATCCGGCCGGAAGTTGAACGTGTTCTCGCAAAACTGGCGGAGATCATCGAACTGGTCATCAGGCAACGCGTTGATGAAGTCCGCACAGTTCGACTGGTTGAAAGGCGTACCCTCCGGATTTTCCGGATCGCACACATCTGCCCAGCCTGTGACAACGTATTTTGGGAACAGCTCCCGGTCTTCATTCCGGGTCTCTTCGAGCATGGCTGCGTCGATCGCATTGCCTGCTCGCATACTGCGAATACGTGGCGCCGTCTTTTTGAGACGCGCGTTGAAGTAGGGCTTGTTGATTTCGTTGGCGGGTTTCACCGTAAGCGTGGGGTGCTTACCGTTGATGCTGATCCCGTACATTTTGTACTGGGCAGTAGCATCTGCCGGAACGGCTTGCTGCTGTACCTGGCTAAAGTCGACCATGTCTGTCTCCTGTCTTCGTTCTTACTCCCTAGCTGGGTCCTACCCAAACACCAGGGCAACGGTCACCTAAGGTGCCGCAAGTACATAAGAGTGTGCCGCGGAGGCTAACCTCCGCGGCACCATTGTTACGCTATGAGCTTCCGTCTTACGGAAGATAAGGGAAGGTACTGATCCCGATAGACGTGCCCAACGTTTCGTCTTCGTGGGCCTCAGACGTCGTTTGGATGGTCACACTCTCGTTGACCGGCAGGTTCCGTGTCCCGTCACCCAGGGTGAGTGAAGGCACATCAACTGCCACGCCGCCGTCACCGTTCTTGACGATGAAGTCCATCGTCACGGTCGTGTTGTTGCGGATGCGATCCACCACGTCCCCATTGGTGAAGAGCAACTCAGCCTCAATGTCCACCATGAAGTTGCCGGTGTTCATGTACGAGGCGCCCAAAGTACCGAGGACCTTTTCAGGGCTGACGTTGTTCCCGATCGTGATCGTCAGGCTCTTGAAGTCTGTCGTCAGCGAGGTCTCGTCCGTCTCCGTAACGCGGAGGCGCGCAATGTCTGCAGACGTGTTGAGCGCATCGGTCATGAGCGGGTTCAACGCCGTAGAGGCGCCAGACTTACGTGAGCCAGATGCGACCGGGCTTTCCGTGTCCGTACCGATAAAGCCAAAAGACACAGTCGCCTTGTCGGCGAGTGGTAGCTGGAAGGCCACCTCGTTGCAGTAGTTGCCTTTCGCATACTCGAACTCGCTTGCGCCGGCGGAACCGAGGTTCTCCCATTCCGCTTCAAATTGGAATGACCGTTCCAGATAGTCCGTGTCATCCACGTCCACGTTGCGAATGAACTTGCCGAACATGATGTCAACCGCTGTCGTAGGCGCAACAGCATCGTCGAACTGCAATGCCGCGTCGACCTTGTCGCATACGATCGTACCCGTCCCGAGGGTCTTGATGCGGGCGTAGCCATACATATCGTTCGCCGCAGCATTCTCGAAGGCGTTCGTCACGCCACCGGAACCATCGGGGGAGCCAATATGGATGAACTGCCCAACCGTGAGACCGAATTGGGAGAAGTCGGTAATATCCGCCGCACTCGTAAGCGTGCCGGTTTTTTCCGTACCGTCCCAGTCCCACGTCCAATCAGCAGCAGCCGCTAGTGACCGCAGACCTGCCAGCTCAACGCGAGCATTCGCCGGAGGCGAAGCTTCATCGACTAGGTTCTCAGCTACAGAGATGGCGGTGGCCGAGGTCGCAATGTCTGCGTCCACCGACTTGAGGCCGTTGTTACCTGAGTTTGTGAAGCCGCGAGCATAGATCAGTGTGGCGTACTCGCCTGTGCTGAACTCAAGCTTCGCAGATTGGGCTGCTGTGAGAGCTGCGACTGTGTATGTGTCAGTCGTCGTCTCTGCAGCAGTGGACGCAATGTCCATGTCCGCATTGATGGCCGTCGCAAAGCAGAAGCCTTCGACGAAGTCCTCGAAGGCGCTCATGGTCCAGTCAGCTTGGTACTCGACAGCACTGTCGAGGTCCGTCACTGTGCCTTTGCGCCGTTGTCGGTTTTTGGAGATAGGATTGCGCGCAACCTTCGAGATGTTCGTGCCGAAGCGGCCGACCTCGTTGGGTTCCACGTATTGCCAAGACGTGCCCGCAGTACCGAGAGCACTCTCGATGCTGTAGGCAAGGCCCAGGTTGTTTGTCAGGACGCGACCCATGGTCTCTCCTCCTTACTTTATCTCTTCGTATGTGAACGGTGCATCAACCAGCATACCGTACCACTTTCCACTCGCCCCCGTTTCCCGTATGTCCACTGCGTTGAACCTTACGGTGGTCCCAGCCAGCGTGACGCCCTCAAATATATCAGCCGCCTGCTTTGCCAGGTCCCCTGTCTCTTCCGTCCCCTTGCCTGCCAGGCCGAATACCTGGATGAGAACTGTACCGTCTCGCTCGAATTTGCGATTACCGGTCTTACCCAATGTATCTTGTCGGCTAGATTGGTGCCTTACCGACAACCGTACCCATGGGCTTGCATCAGGAGGTGTGTAGTCCTCATTGTCGAACGTGTAGCCAGAGACCGGACCGACGTCCCAAACTGTTGCGAAGGCCAAGTAGATTGCCTCGCGAGCGTCGTCAAATCCCGTCATCGTCCTTTCGTCCTTCCGACCTGTACAATACCTCGTTGTATCGCCGTCTGCACAAATGCCTGAGGCGCCTGAGCAGAGGTACCTTCATTCAGCAGGACAATGTACGGGACGTTGTTCGATATGAACACTGAGCCGTTACGGAGCTTATAGCTTGTTGCCACTTGCGCCATGCCCTGTTGCTGTCTCGTACTCGCTCCCGGCACTTCTGCCTGCCGGTCCTCACGAGTATCTCCTACGAATGCCAGGTCCTCCAGATATGGTAGACCAATCGCAGGTACCCAATTCGCTCTTGCCCACCCGGTATCTACCGGGGTGTCCTCAATCAAGTTCGAGGTTATATCGAGCGTCAGCTTCTTGATGACACTGGCTGTAAAATCCTCAAGCCTGCCGACTATAATGCGGACCTGGGGGTCTCTGGCCCTCTCGTACTCCATTAGAAGCCGTAGTCGTGCTCGTCCTCGTCCTCGTCGTCATCGGCGGGCTCGTCATCGGC